GTTGGCCATATTTTTCGAATTTGTCCTTAAACCTTTTATCGTGTTCTTTCTAGGAATTTTTCAAATCGAAGTTGGTCCTCTTCCTCAAATGGATATGGAACAACTCATGCCGCTTGTCATGGCTCTCCTAGGCATGGCCGGATTGCGCAGCTTTGAAAAATTTAAGAAAATTACTAAATAATGTGCCAGGGATGTGATTGTGATAATGACTGTCCAAACAAAAGTAAAATGTTAGATCGTTGTCGAAAATGTGACTGCATCTGTCATGCAGAAACTACTTGTAATTGTGAATGCGCTATTTGTGAGTGCATAGCTTGTTTAAATAAACATGGAGAAAATAATGGAACTACAAATCATCAAAAAGATATTAGACAATCTGAAGAATCAGAGACTTAACCTTGAAGATGCTATCTTAACAGGTAGTATTGACAATTGGGAGAAGTATCAGTATTTGACAGGTCAGTATAATATGTTATTAACAATACAGCGGGATACGAAAGATATCCTGGAAAAAGCAAAGGTAAATGATGACAACTAAGGAAAACAAAAGTCAGGAACTTCCTGATAAAGTTTTTGCTTTGGAGAACGCATATAAAAAAAGAGAAGATCAATTTCTAGATCCCTCAAAACTTCCAAGCAAACTAATTGAAAGACTTCCTCAACCAACAGGTTGGAGAATCTTGATACTACCCTACATGGGACAAGCTAAAACAAAAGGCGGTATTATCCTTCCAGAAGAAGCAAGAGAGCGTGAACACTATGCAACTGTTTGTGCTTATGTTTTAAAGGTTGGCCCTGATGCATATAAAGATAAAGAAAAATTTCCTAATGGTCCTTGGTGTAAAGAAGGCGATTGGATTTTATTTGGTCGATATGCAGGCGCAAGATTTAAGCTTGAAGATGGCGAATGCCGTATTATTAACGACGATGAAATCATTGGTACGATTAAAGAGCCAAGTGACATCGTTCATGTCTGAGGAGTAAGTTATGGCTGAAGAAGCATTACAAAACGAAACTGATAACATGCAGGAAATTGAAGTGGATGTATCAGAGCCAAGAGGCAAAGATTTAATTGAACAAGAAATCTCAAAATTAAAAGGTGAAACAGGAAAGGTTGAAGTCGAAGCGACTGAAGAACCTGAAGTCGAAGAAGCTTCTGTAGAAACTAAATCCGAAGAATCTTCTGACGATAAAAAAGATAAATATCAAAACTATAGCAAAGATGTTCAAAAACGAATTAACACATTAGTTCGTCGAGCAAAGGAAGCTGAGGAAAGAGAAGCTGCTTTAGCTAATCGATTAAAGCAAGTCGAACAACAAACTTCTCAAACTCAATCTCAATACAATACAATGCAGGACGGTTACTATAACGAGTTTAAAACTCGTGTAGAAACTCAATATGCTTTAGCTAAAGATAGCTTGAAAAAGGCATATGAGAATAATGATCCTGATCAGATTATTGCAGCTCAAGAACTATTATCAAAAGCAACTTTAGACAAAGAAAGATTAGCACTTGCAACTGTTGATCGTGAGCGAAAAGCTCAGTCTAGAGAACAAGAAATTTCTAATCCTCAACCACAGGGACAAGTTCAACAAGAACAAGCTCCTGCCCCCGATCCTCGAGCAAAGAGTTGGGCAGAGAATAATCCGTGGTTTGGAAGCGATGAGGCAATGACCTATACAGCTTTTTCAATTCATAAAAAATTAATTGAAGAAGAAGGGTTTGACCCGAACTCAGATGAATACTATACTGAGATTGATCGTAGGATTAAAACTGAATTCCCTCATAAGTTCAACCAAGGTGGAACTGTTGAGGAGAATACCTCCAGTAAGCCCAGAGTCGTGCAACCTGTGGCTTCTGTAAAACGAGGTGGTGGAAATGCACGGAAGGTGGTTCGTTTGACACCTCGACAAATTCAAACGGCTAAAAACTTAGGTGTACCTCTAAATGAGTACGCTAAACACGTAAAGGAGTAAATTATGGTAAACAAGACTCCAAGGGCAACAGAGAGCAGAGTTAAAGCAGAACGTAAAAAAGTTTGGGTTAACCCTTCTTCTTTGGATGCACCGCCTGCACCCACTGGATTTAAACACCGTTGGATCAGGGAATCTGTAAGAGGCTATGATGACAAAGCTAATGTCTACAAGCGTCTTCGGGAAGGATATGAATTAGTGAGAGCTGAAGAATATCCTGACTGGAATCTTCCCACAATCGATGACGGTAAACACGCTGGGGTGATAGGAATAGGGGGATTACTGTTGGCTCGTGTGCCGATAGAAGTCGCTGAAAGCAGAAACGAACATTTTGAGGAGCAAACAAGAGCTGCTCAAGAAGCTGTGGACAACGATCTCTTGAAAGCTAGCGATCCAAGGATGCCGATCAGTAAACCCGACAGGCAAAGTAGAGTGACATTTGGTGGTAAGTCCAGTAAAGAGTAACCTAAGTAAAATTTCCTGGGTTAGCTACTGATGTCATAAATTAATAACAATAAACTCAAAAGGAGTATTATTATGGCTAACCAAGACGCAGCTTTCGGATTCAGACCCGTAGGCAAAGTAGGTGGTGGCGTGTCAAACCAAGGGCAAACTGAGTACACAATTGCCAACGGTGAAGCATCTGCTATCTACCAAGGTGATCCTGTCAAACTCGTAGCTAACGGTAACATTGATGTTGCTAATGCTGCTGGTGATACTATTGTTGGTATTTTCAATGGTTGTTTCTACACAGATCCAACTACACAAAAACCAACTTTTTCAAATAGATATCCAGGTAGCGTTGCAGCAGCAGATATCGTTGCAAACGTAATTGACGATCCAAACCAATTATTTGAAGTTCAAGTAAATGGTGCATTTGACGTAGCTAATGTTGGTGAAAACGCACAAACATCATATGCTACAGGCAGCAATATTGCTGGGACATCTTTAGCAGAAGTGAATACTTTCGCTTCTAACGCATCTGCAACATGGATTGTTGTAGGTATATCTAAAGATCCTGACAATAGCGATGCCTCATCTGACAACGTAAACCTAATAGTGAAACCTAACCTTCACTACTACACAGGTGGAAAGGCAGGGGTATAATCCATGGCTATATCAAGAAGTCAACTCGTTAAAGAGTTAGAACCAGGCCTAAACGCACTGTTTGGTTTGGAATACGATCGATACGAAAACGAACATGCTGAAATCTTCGATACTGAGTCTTCAGACAGAGCATTCGAAGAAGAGGTAATGTTATCCGGTTTCGGATCAGCACCAGTGAAAACAGAAGGTTCAGGTATCTCTTATGATACAGCGACCGAAACTTTCACAGCTCGTTACCAACACGAGACAATTGCATTAGCTTTCTCAATCACAGAAGAAGCAATCGAAGATAACCTCTACGATAAGCTAGCTGCTAGATACACAAGAGCTCTTGCAAGATCAATGTCAAACACTAAGCAAGTAAAAGCTGCTGCTGTTCTTAACAACGCATTCAGCACATCACAGCTTGGTGGTGACGGGGTAACACTATGTAACACAGGCCACCCAATTCAGGCAGGTACTTTCTCAAACAGAAGTTCCACTGATGCGGACTTAAACGAAACATCACTTGAGCAAGCATTAATTGATATTGCTGCTTTTGTTGACGAGCGTGGTTTAAAGATTGCATTACAAGGTATGAAATTAATCGTGCCTTCTAACTTGCAGTTCACAGCTGAAAGACTATTACAGTCTCAGCTAAGACCAGGCACAGCCGACAATGATGTGAACGCTATGAGAAACAAAGGTATGATTCCTCAGGGTTACGTAGTCAACCACTTCTTAACAGATACTGATGCATTCTTCATCAAGACTGATGCTCCAAACGGCTTCAAGTACTTTGAAAGAACACCTATCAGAACTGCTATGGAAGGTGATTTCGACACAGGTAACATGAGATACAAAGCCAGAGAGAGATATTCTTTCGGTTTCTCAGATCCTAGAGCTGTATACGGTTCACAAGGTTCTTAATCGAACGTTCCCTCCTATATAACTCAAGAAAGGGCGGTTGTCTTTGACTCCGCCCTTTTTTTATGGCATATTGAAGTTCTAGCATAACAAGTCGCACAAACTGAGCTAGCAGACGGTATAGAGATTGTGTGGCGAGGTCTATACAACCATGGAGGTTTTATTATGGCAAACAAAACAACTTTCACTGGCTTCGTAAGAAGTAACGGTGGAGATCAAGATAGAATTACCTATGCGGGTTCAATCCCAATGGTAGCTCAGTTCTATGTTGCAAACGCAGTGGCATCTACAGCAGATGTTCAAATTTCATCAACTAACACAAACCCTGTGATTCTTCCTGAAGGAGCTATCGTTGATTTCGTATTATCAGCAGGTGGTGCAACAGGCGGATCAAGTCCAACTATTGACTTAGGTGTTGTGGATTATGATGGCGGAACTGATGTAGTAGATACTGATGGTTTAGCTAATGAAATGAGAAGTGACATCGGTGCAAGAATTGATACATCATCTGGTCAAGCAGGCGCACTTGTTACAGGTCAAACTAAGTTCACTGAAAAAGTAAAAGTAACTGCTACTGTCGGAGCTTCTGCACCAACAGGTGGAACTGTTAGTGGAGTTATCTACTATCACATTCAAGACGACGGCACACAGTCTAGTTAAGGAGGTAAATCATGGCCTTCGATAGTGATGTATTAGCAAAAAGCTTTACTGCAAATGCTAGTGCGCAAAATGTAAATAACAATAACTCTAGATTAAAAGGTGTCTTGATTAGTCCTGACACTGCTAATGCTGGTAGTATTGTTTTTAAAAACGGTGCTACAACTGTATTCACTGCTAACGTACAAGGCGGAGGTTCAGATTTCTCTTTAGGTATCCCTGAACAGGGAGTGAGATTTGCTTCAAATCTTAACGTGACAGTTACTAACTGTTCTTGTACTGTATTCTATACAGGATAAGAAACATGGCTGAACGCAAAAGAGATAAGCAACCGCCAAAAACTAAAAAGTATTTCCGCTCCACTAAAAGTGGGGCGGGAATGACTTCCGCAGGTGTTGCTCGTTATCGACGAGAAAACCCTGGCTCTAAATTATCAACCGCAGTAACAGAAAAGAATCCTACAGGAAAAAGAGCATCAAGAAGAAAATCCTATTGTGCTCGTTCTGCGGGTCAAATGAAAAAATTTCCTAAAGCAGCAAAAGATCCCAATTCAAGATTAAGACAGGCTCGTAAACGTTGGAGATGTTAAATGAAAACAATCGAAGACAAATTAAAATGTTTTGGTAGACGATTATATGAAGCTGCAATTCCTTGTGCTCTTTTTATGGTTCAAGGAAAGGTTTTAGATTTAACACCTAAACATATTTTAATAGCTCTAAAGACAGGAGTAGTAACTGGAGCTTTTGCTACACTGCTAACTTTTATACCTTTTTTAAGGAAATATTATAATAACGAGATTGTTCTATCTTTTGTAATTTTTGCTTGTACTACATGTGCAGATTTATTGAGTCATCCTACTCATTTTGGATGGGAAACTGCTGAAGCTTTAGCAACAGGGTTAGGAGCAGTTATGATTTATTTAGGAGTCAATAAAATTGCAAGTAAGTAGCGATACAACTATTGGAATGCCGATTAGAAATTTATTGGCAATCGTGGCATCGGTCGCCATGGGTGTATACGCCTATTTCGGGATCACTGAAACTTTAAATCAACACTCTACTCGATTAGAGTTAATGGAAAAAGATGTGCAATTAAACACAGAGTTTCGAATTAAATGGCCCAGAGGTTTAATGGGTAATCTACCTGCCGATGATGAACAATATATGTTACTGGAGTTCTTATCAGGACAAGTTGAAAAACAACAAGCGACTTTAGATGAAAATGCTGACACAAAAATTATGATTAAACATTTAGAAGAGATGGTAGATCAGCTAGAAAAAGACGTTGAAAAATTAAAAGATGCAACAAGAGAAATCAAGTTTACAAATGGTAATGGAAACGGAGGCTACTGATGTGGAAAGTGATTATTGTTCTTTGTCTATTTAGTGGCAATGGTGAATTATTAGAGCACACTTATACAGAAAGTATCAGTGATTGCTTAGAGAAAAAACGTATAATGAAACGTAATATGGGCCCAACCGTATTAATTACTTGTGGTGAAGCAGAGGCGGAGCTAGAAGAAATTCAAGGTAGAATTTTTGTAAAAAGCATTCGCAAAATGGATCACTAATGAACTGTAGGAATCTCAAAGTCAGGCTCAAAAACTATTTCTAGCTCTTCTTCCTTACTCGGCTTCTTCAAAATTATAGAAAAAACTTTCATCATCTCCTGCTGTCCATTTTGATTTGTTCTCTACACCATATTCTATTGTTGAGACTTTGTAATCAGGAAATCTCATTTTCTTTGGAGAGAGTGATTTATCGTAGAAAATTACACGATTATTAGGCTGTGCTGCAAAATAACCATTATCTAATTGTATGATATTAAATGATTTATGCTGTGAAGGTATCTCTGAATATCCAACATCAGGGATATTGTACTCAGGATGACAGCTATCGATAGTAAATAAATATTCGCCAAAATACCACTTTTTATTAGGAGCTAAGTATTTACACTTGCCTGAGCCTACACTAACTTTTTGAATAATTGAGATGTGATAACTAAAAGCGTCCCATAACTCTAAGTTTTCGAGTTCCATTTTTTCGTCCGTTTTTTTCCAAACGAACGCCGAGATAGGAAGTTTATCAAATAGAGCTCCCGTCTCATAGAGGTAGGTCTCAAAATAAAGTGCCCTACCTTGAATAGACTTCGTAGTAATCCAGATACCAGGTTCATATTCTCCGTGTCCTTTTTCATGATTGTATAGATATTCCTTCTTAACAAGTACCTCAATTGGTGGTATGTTTGCAACTAAAAAGGACATATGATATGAGTATAACACGAGCACAGGAGTCTATGCAAGTATCGAGAGGACCAGGTAAAAAAATGAAAACAAAAATTAAATCCAAAAAAGTTAAGAAAAAATCAAAGTTTCCAGATATGAGTGGAGATGGTAAAGTAACCAAAAAAGATATTCTAATGGCTAGAGGAGTTATTAAAAAACCAAAAGGTAAAAAATAATGAAAACTAAAGCTGAAAAAAAGATTTCTAAAGTAATGAGAGAGTACAAAAAAGGAAAACTCAAATCGGGTTCTAAAAAAGGACCTAAAGTCAAGAGTCGTAAACAAGCTATTGCTATCGCTTTAAGTGAAGCAGGAAAGAGTAAAAAACGTGGCTAAACTTTGTGCTAGAGGTAAAGCAGCTGCAAAGCGTAAGTTCAAGGTCTATCCTTCAGCTTATGCAAATATGTATGCAAGTGCTGTTTGCTCAGGCAAAGTAACACCTGGTGGTAAGAAGAAGCCAAAGAAAAAAGCTAACGGTGGAATGGTTAATGAAGTTTCACAACAAAGAAAAAGAGTTTCTAATTATAATCAAGGCGGTATCGCTAAAGCTTGTGGGGGTATCATGGAAGACAGACGAAAGGTCACTAAGTTTGTGTAATGGCTAAAAATGGATTACGTAAATGGGTTGCAGAAAAATGGGTGGACATTGGAGCGCCTGACGGCAAGGGTGGGTTTAAACCTTGTGGTCGCAGCAAAGGTGAAACAAGAAAAGGTTATCCAAAATGTGTTCCTTTAGCAAAAGCAAGATCCATGAGCAAAGGAGAAAGAGCAAGCGCCGTGAAGCGTAAACGAGCTGCAGGCAACACAGGCCCAAAGCCAACAAACGTAAAAACTTTTACAAGGAAAAGGAAAAAATAAATGCCAACACCAACTACTTCAGGAACAACAAGTTTTACTCTTAGCATTGATGAACTAATCGATGAAGCATTTGAAAGATGTATGATTTCGTCTGTTCGATCAGGTTATGACTTACGAACAGCCCGTCGTAGTTTAAATATTTTATTAGCTGAGTGGGGAAACAGAGGTGTTCATCTATGGAAAGTTAAATCTTATACACAAGACTTAACTCAAGGCACAGCCACCTATAATGCTCCAAGCGATGCTTCCGATATTTTAGAAGTAGTATATCGAACAGGATCAGGGAGCACTCAACAAGATACATCAATGACTAAAATATCTCGTTCTGAGTATATTAATTTACCTAATAAAAATTCTCAAGGAACACCAAGTCAATACTATATTGATCGACAGTATGTTCCAACTATTACCTTATATCAAACACCTGATACAACAGGCAGTCAGATATTTTACTACTATGTAGGAATTATTGAAGATGCAGGAGCTTATACAAATGATCCTGATGTCTACTATAACTTTATTCCCTGCCTTGCATCTGGTATGGCTTACTATATTTCAATGAAAAAGAGACCTGAGCTAACTCAGCAATTAAAAATGATTTATGAAGATGAAATGCAAAGAGCTCTTGTTGAAAATGGTCAAAGAACTTCTGTGCATATTGTGCCATCGAATTTCTTTCCAGGAGGTTAATCTATGGCTTTTGCAACCGGGAAATTTGCGTTAGGTATCTGTGATCGTTGTGGTCAGCAATATAAATTATTACAGCTTAAAAAAGAGTGGAATGGATTATTTACTTGTCCTGAGTGTTGGGAGCCTAAACATCCTCAACTAGATCCACCGTATCACGCAGCAGATGCCATAGCGGTGAAAAATCCAAGACCTGCTCGTATTGAGCCGATGACTGTTTTTGTGGGAGCTCCAGGGGATAGTGCTTTTACCTCTAATGGCATGTTACCTTCAGAGCAAGAAGATGACTTGCTAATATCTTGTAGAGTTGGTAAAGTCACAATTGTAATATCATGAACTATTCCGAATTATTAACTAATGTTAGAAACTACTCAGAAGTCGACAGTAATGTTTTGTCTAATTCTGTTATCAATGTTTTTATCACTAACGTTCAAAATAAAATTGCAAGAGAAGTAGATTTAGATGAGCAAAGACGCTATGCTACTACTACCTGTACAGCTAATAATGCTTTTTTAGATGTAACAGGACCTGAGGGTGGTTTTCGATTTGCAAGAAGTTTACAGTTAGTTGGTAGTGATGGAACACGAACTTACTTAGAACAAAGAGATCAAACTTTTATGGATGAATACTCTCCTAAAAGAAGTGAGACTACAGGAACAGGCCAACCTAAATATTGGGCGAATTGGGATTATCAAACATTAATGTTAGCGCCTACTCCCGATCAAGTTTATACAGTTGAAATGGCTTACATTGAGGAGCCTCAAGAATTAGACACAAGCAACGCAAGTTCAACAACATGGATATCTGAAAATGCACCAGAAGTTCTTCTTTATGGCGTCTTGGCGGAAACCTTTTCCTACTTGAAAAACCCACAAGATATGCAATTATATGAAGCAAAATACTCACAAGCTCTTCAAGCATTAGCGACAGAGCAAATGGGTAGAAACCGTAGGGATGAATACAGTGATGGTGTGGTAAGAATCCCAATGAAATCACAGGCACCATAAAAGGGGTAACTAAAAATGGCAATTAACCAAGCAGTTTGTGCAACATTCAAACAGCAGTTGTTAGATGGCGATCATGATATATCCAACGATACAGTCAATCTCGCTCTCTATACAAGTTCTGCTACTTTGGATGCAAACACATCAGCCTATTCAGCGACTAACGAAGTTGGTGACTCAGGCACATACGCAGCAGGCGGTGGCACTCTAGCGAATGCTAACGTCAGCTTAACCAAAACAAACGCAACAGCATCAACAGCTTTTGTAGACTTTGATGATTTATCATTTACCAGTGCAACAATCTCAGCTCAAGCAGCTTTGATTTACAACACTTCATCAGCGAATACAAATGCAGCGATTGCAGTATTAGATTTTGGTGGCGTAAAGACATCCACAAACGGTACATTCACAATTCAGTTTCCAACAAACGACGCAACGAATGCTATTTTAAGGATTTCCTAATCCTAGGAGATCCTTACCATGGCAGACCTACAAGGTTGGAGTAGAGGCACCTGGGGAGAGGGTGAGTTCGGTGAATTCATTCCTGTATCTGTCACAGGTGAACAATCGAATACTGCCATAGGTACGGTTGCAATAACTGCTGACGCAGTCGTTCAACCCACAGGAGTTTCATCAGGCGTTGTTCTGGGAACAGCCTTAGGTGAAGCTGAATCTATTTATCCTTTAACAGGAGTTCAATCTAATACGGCAACAGGAACACTGGAGGCTCAAGAAGGTCATGGTGTTATTGTAACAGGCGTCGAAATGGCGTTTGCTGATGGAACGGAAGAAATTATTGCGACCGTTGACGCAGGTTGGGGAAGAAATACTTGGGGATCATTTGCATGGGGTGAGAATATCACTATCTTTGCAAATCTTGTTGGGCAACAATTATCGACTGATATTGGTACACCGACAATTGTTACAGGTACAGGTGAAACTGCTGAACCGACAACAGTCTTAGCAACAACAGCTACAGGAACGGTTTCCTTATCTACTGATCAAGTTATATCTGTCAACGGATTACAAACTAACATAGCCTTACAAAATTTAATTATTTCGGGCGATGGAAGTATTACTGTAACCGCTGCGGAAGATCAGATGGACATGCTTTTAGGGCAAGTCACAGCGGAGCAAGAATCTATTTTCCCTGTAACAGGCGTTTCCATGGAAACAGGATTACCTGGCATCTTGGGAGAATTTACCACAGAGGGATCCACTGCTCTATCAACTGATGAAGCAAAGTTTGGGGTATCCTCTGTCGAGTTTGATGGAACATCAGGACAAGGAGTACAACAAAATATAGCCTCTGGATTTGGAAGTGGAGACTTTACTTCTGAATTTTGGATTTATAGTTCTAGTATTCGAAGTCAAAGCTGTACGCTATGGGATTTTAGAATAAGTGGGCTTGGTCTTCTTTTAACTAATTTCAACGGTCAAATATCTTTCTTTAAAGACGGTTCTGGGGGTAGTTCTCCAACAAGTATTTTAACGAACGATACTTGGCATCATATTGCTATTGTTCGTACAGGCTCAACAGGAAATGTTTATGTTGATGGAAATCTTCAGATAACAAGAACTATTGGAACAGATGATTATTCAAGTCATACAGTCTTATTAGGAAATAATGTATTTGATACCTCAGGGTATTTAAGTGGTTATATTGATGAGTATAGAAATTCCAATATTGTTCGATATAGTTCTAACTTTACTCCACCTACTTCTGCTTTCACACCTGATGCTAACACTACGGCTTTACTTCATTTTGACGGAGCGGATGGTTCTATTGAAATAGTAAATTCAGCAGTAGGTGAACCAATTGTAATTGAATCTGCTTACAGTTTAACAGGTTCTCAATCTAAT